TGCCGACGCTGGCCAGATAGCCGCCGACACTGGCCGAGGTCAGGACCGGCGCGGTGTTGGCGTCAGCCAGCGCCCGCAGATCGTATTGACCATCGACCAGATCGAACAGTGCCTTCTTCCGCACGTCTTTGGCTAACGTCAACTCAGTGGCGCTACCAACAAAAGTGTTCAGCACCGTCGTCGTGTTGGCTATGTCCGGCGTGCGCAAACCCTGCGGGTTGATAAACAACGGCCCCTTGATCCCGGCATCGTCCAGCGACTTCTGGCACGCAGGCATCAGACCCGCTGGCGGCGATGGCCAGCCAGGAATGCTGCTGGTGGGAATGATGCCTGATGCCATCTGTTAACTCGGTGCCAGTGCAAAGATGATGTTGTTGTTTGCGCCCCAGCTCGTATTCCACCCGGAAACATAGGCCGGATCAGGTGCAGGCGTCATCACTCCAGCTGTGTCAGTGAGGCCGACCAGACTGGTGTAGCCGACGACATTGCCAAGTCGCCCGGTCATCACCCGCTCGCCGCCATTGGAAGCAACTGTCTGGATCGTGCCAGCCGTGCCGCTGCAGCTGAAACGGAAGTTGAAATAATACTCGCCCGGCATCACAAAAAACCCGGTCGAATGCACCGCGCTGGAAATAGACGTGAAGCCGGTGTTGAGCGAAGCCCCAGGAACACCCAACACCCCGAAGTCGATCAGCAACTTGCCCGGCTTGCCGTCCACGCCAATGTCGTACAGCGCAGCATAGGCGTTGGTCGTGCCGCTGGCCGCGCCCCATATGCCAACCTGACAGCGTTTGGCCAGCATCGGAATGCGCCAGTCGAACGCATTATAAACATGGGTTGACGGGTTGAATGACTGCCCGGTGTTCGCCGTGACGCTGCCGACCGGCGTGACGGTGTTGTTTGACGTGGTGTCGTAGTACGGCAGCGACGCCGGAATATCCATCACACTCGGGCCGATGAAGATCAGCGTGTTGGCGGCGGTGCCGATGCTGATGCCGGTGCCGGGCATGAAGTTCTGCGTCGCCGGTTGCGCGTTGAGCGAGGTCGCGCTCGACTGCTTGGTGGTGCGCGCCAGTGTGCAATTGCCGATGCCAACCGACGCGCCCAAGGTCAGGATGCCGAAGCCTTTCTCGTGCGACTTGGCGGTGGCAAAGGTCGCGTCGGTGTACTCGATGATCGTGTAGCTGACGATGTTGGCGCTGCTATTAGCAAAGCCCAGCGCCCGGCACAGCACGTCGAAGTCGATGCCACCCGGCGGCGTCGGACACGCCGCCAGGGTCAGCGTGCCGGTGCCGGTCGTGGTCGTGCCGCATATAACGCTGTCGCCCCTGGTCATCTGCCCTTGCGCTTGGTGATCTGCGCTGGCGGCTGCTCGACCAGCTGCGGCAGATCATCGTAGTCGCCCTGCACGTAGGTTGTCGTCACCTCGATGCTGCCGTCCGGAAGCCAGCGAGCCGTCTGCTCGCCGAACTTGCCGACAAAGCTGGAGCCAGCGATCTGTGTCTGGGCCATGTGACGGGCCACCTTCTCCAGGTCGTCGCGGTTGAAGGTGATCGCTTCCGAGCGTGCGCGGATCATGGGGTACTCCTCTTGGGTTGAACCCAAGGGTCATGCGGCGGCGACACAGAGGAGTCAAATGTACACCGCCGCACTCCCCAACCGACGGGTGCGGGGAACGCCTCGCGCCGGAAGCTCTACGCTGGTGCCGAGTAGGTCAGCGAGGTCAACGACACTTGCTGGCCAGCCGAGATCACCACCGAATTCAACTGAATGTCGCCGCCGCCGCCGGTCGCCGTCACGCTGCACAGCACGATGGGCGTGGCACCACCCTGGCGCAGCTCGGCTTTCGCTATCGTCCCGCCCACCGCGTTGGTGTCGGCAACGATGGCATTGGCGGTCGCGGTGCCGGATGCTGCAGCGCCGAACGCCGGATTGGCAAACGTCAGCGTCGCCACGGTCGCCGCCGCTGCGGTCTGCATGATCAGCTTGCCCGGCGGCGTGTTGACATCGAGCTGATCGACAACGAAGTCCGCTAGCGCCGTGCGCACTGCGGTTGGATGTGTGACGGCCAATGAAGCCTCCTATTTGTTGGTGGTCTGCCAGACGATCTTGCGCGACGAACTCAGCACCGTTGCGCCGCCGTGTTCTTTGTGGGTGCGCAGATAGACGATGTCGGCGCGACCGTTGCCATGCTCCTGCGCTTCGATGGCCTCGATGCCGCGCACCCCGCCGTAGTCGAGCAACACCAGCGCGTCGTGGTTGCCGATCTTGCGCAGCTCCAGAATCAATTCGCGGACCGTCATCACTTCACCTCGGCGGTGCCGGTCACCTTCGCTTCGGGTCCGCCTTCGCGAACCTTGCCTTCCTTGATCCAGCCATCGATCAGGCCGAGCAGCACCTCGTCCTCGTCGCGCGCGTGGTAGCTCAAGCCCGCGACGTAGCCGCTCTGGGTTTCCTTGCTCTCGAAACTGTCGATCACCGTAAACGTGCGTGCCATGTGAAAGCCTCCCTTATAAAAAGGGCGACGCATCGCTGCGCCGCCCTCTCCCGCTCGATGTCGGGCGGGATGTTTTACTTGCGCTTGCTCGGCGTCGCGTGAACGCCACCCGGAATGGCAACGACGATCCAGCCGGTGACCGGCGTCCAGGCAACCTTGACCTCCCAGTGCGGCCCCTCGGGCGGACCCTCATCCGGCGGCACCGGCAGCGTGTTGTCGGGACGCAGATAGCCGAGGTCTTCATCAATGCCCCACGCCGGATCGACCGGCGGCAGCGGTACCGGCAACGTGTTGTCCGGATGCACCCAGCCGGTTTCCTCATCGACGCCATAGCCGGGATCGACCGGCGGGGCCGGGCGCTCGGGTTGCGGCAGCGTGTTGTCGGGACGCAGATAGCCAAGCCCTACATCGATGCCATACCAGGGATCGTTGGCCTGATCGGGCGGCGTCGGCAGCGTGTGGTCAGGCCGTGGTTGCTGACCGGGCAACGTGTTGTCGGGCTTCAAGCTGGAATCAACCGCCGCAACGATGACGGTTTCGCCTGCCTTCAATTTAATGACAGCCATTTCAGGATGCTCCATTGGTTTGAGAAACGCGTCTCCGTCTACTCCTCAACGTCGAACGGCACAAACGCACAGCGGCAGTTCGGATGCGCCGGTATCAGATCACGTGCCTCGTCAAGGTCATAGGGGCCTTCGCTGGCGATCTGCTCGCACTCGTCGCAAACCTTGTCGTCCTCCGCCGTCAGAATGCCAACCGCCAAACCCTCGAACGCCGCCTCCAGCCTGCGCTCGGCCTGCTCGCGGCGCTGCTGTGTCCTCGGCGACTTCGCTTCGCGCCGCTGCTTGTGGCCTCTGCGGCGCTGCCGCGCCTCGCGCGTCTCCCGGTCGTGGAAGTGCGTCAGGTTCGGCACCCACTCCGGCTGAATGCCGACGCGCTTGATGCCGTTGAACTCGTAGCCGAACAGCTTGCCCGCGTTCACCGCACGCACGACGCCCGTGTTGATCAACAGATGCAGCCGAAGCCGCGTGATCTTCTCCAGCGTCGCGCGGATGTTGCGCAGCAACTCTTCCGGCGTCGCCTGCATGTCCACGGCGTTGACAACGTGCCGCATCACCCGGCGCTGCGTCTCGGCGGCAATGCCCTGCAGCTCTATCGACGCGGCGTTGCCCAGGAAGCGCGACACCTCAGTCGGATCAAGCCCATCGACCGCAACCTTCAGCTCCTGGCCAACCTGCTCCAGTCCCTTCCACACCGCGCGGTCGAGTATCTCGCTGACCCAGTCCACAGGCCGGGCAATCCGGTGATCGACGATCTGCGACAACACCTGCTCGCTGCGCGCCAGCCGTTGGCTCGGCGGCTCGACGAAGGAGTGAAACATCGCAGGCACGCTCTCGTGCATGCGCAGCCCAGCAGCATCATGCTCCTGCAGCGAAGTGCGCAGATCACGGTGCAGCTCGAACACACGATGTGTCACCAGACCGCGACCCTGCCGACGTAACCCCGCGCTGCGGGTCGGATCGCGCGAGCCGGTCACTCGTCGTCGTCCTCTTCGTCGCGCCTGCGCCGCTTGCTCTTCCGGCCCTTCTCCATGATCTCGTCGGTCCGCTCTTTCTGCTTGCGCTTGCGATCCTCGTCGAACCGGCCAGCGTATCGCTCCACCGGATCGAGCCAATGCGGCAGGTCCTGCTGATACTCCATGTCGAGGATGTCGATATCGATGCGCTTCTTCTTCGCCATGTCATGCCGCCATCGCCAATGGGATGTCACTGAAGCGCGGAGCCTTGCCGAGCCAAGCGTCCCAGCCCTTCCACGCGGTACCGGCAATGACGACCTCCTGCTCGCTCTTGATGTTGATGCCATAGGCCGGGATCGATACCGCCGCCGTGCGCGGCACGTGCGCGCGCAACACGATCCGGTTGTCGGCGTTGCCCCAGTCGTTGGCGACATCGCGGCTAAAGCTGGTCGAGGCCGCGCCGTTGCGCAACACGTTGATCGTCGGCACCCGCTCGTGACCCTTCACCTGCTCGGCGGCACCCTGCGCCTCGGCGTACTTGTCATTGTCGAGCGAGATGCCGCGATAAAGCTCCAGGTCCTGCTTGCCCGCCTTGTCGAGCAGAAACTGCGTCGTCTCCCACTTCGCGCGCACGTAGGCCTTCAAGCCTGCCCAGCCACCGATCTTCGCGTAGGTCGTCTCGGCGTCGAACGCCACTTCGTCCAGGTCGAGCTGCACCTTGCCGCCGCGCCCGGTCTTCGGGTTCAAGCGTCCGCCAAGCTCGTCGGCGGTCGCAACCTGCAGCGCCTTGCCTGCTTCGCTGGTCGAGCTGCCCTTCCACGCGTCCCACAGGTCGTGATCGATCTTCGCCAGGGTCGCGCGGTCTATCTCCGGCGCGTTTTCCATCTTATTCCCGCCAGGGCCGAGCTGCTTGATGCCGCGCTCTTTGAACACTTCCATCGCCCGGTCTATCGACATGGTCCGCGCGATGCGCTGCGTCAGCTTGTAGTTGGTGCCGCTCGTCTCGTTCAGCGGATCGTACGTGTCCGGAACGACGATGACGCCTTCAACATCGACGCCGCCGGTCGCTTCGATCTCCGCCTCGATGTCCTTGATCACGTCGGTGCTTTGTTCGGCGTATTCGAACTTCCCGGAATCCGACATCTCGCTCCAGGTCTGCTCCAGGTATTCCTTGGCGCTGTCCTTGAGATACTCCGGCGGCTCCATGTCGCCCGACGTTTTCTCGGCCTCCTTCTCGAACTTGGCCTTGAGCATCGTCGTCAACTCAAGCCGCATGTCCTTGGTCAGCAGCTCGGCGTTCTCCGGCGCATCCATACCCGGCAGTGTCCCCTGACCCTCCGGCGTGCCGCCCTTGGTTGGCGTAAATGAATTCAGCACCTTGTCGTCGAACTCCACCGTCAGCTTGCCGCCGCCCTCGCCATCGCTGTCGTATTCCAGCGTAATGGAGTCGGCGATGTCGAGCGCGGTGAACGGAAACTCGGTGTCCGTCTCGTTCTCCTCGATCCACTCCTTGACCGCGTTATGCTGGAAGTCGGTGCCAGCGGCCAGCACGCCCTTGGCCTCGTCGAGCGCACCACCAGTCTCGTGCCAGTTGGTCACTTCGCTATCGAGGTAGTCGCTCAGCTTGTTGTCGTAGAAATGCTCCTCGACCAATGCCTGCGCATCAGCCGACAGCACGTCCCACTCGTCCGGCGTCGGCGGCCCGTCGTAATCGTCGGCGTCCGGATCGTGCGGCGGCTCGTCCGGCACAACATCGCTCTCGGTATAGTCGGTCAGCATCTTCTCAAGCTTCGGCTTGTTGTCCTGGTACTCGCTCTCCAGGCGTAACGCGGTTTCCTTATTCCACTGATCGCCACCAACCTCGATGGCCTTCGGCTCAAGGTTGCGCTTCTGCTTCTGCTCGCCACCCTGCAGCGCAGCGATGGCCTTCTCGTTGCGCTCGCCGCGCTCGTCTTCGCCCTTGGCGCTGTACCCGCCAGGACCAAACTGCCCGGCGTTCTCCGGTTGGCCGCGCGACACCTTGCTTTCGTCAAACGCGTCGGCCAGGGAATCGCCCATCCCCTTGCCGCCCTTGCCGCCCGTGAACTTCATGGCGTGCTTGTAGAGCGGGATGATCGGGATATCGACGCGAAACACCCGCGTCTCGTGATCGCCGAGCTTGTTGTCCATCGCATCAGCGGCGATCTGCGCGGCCCAGTGGTGGTGACCGTCCAGAACGTAGTCGTCCTTGGAAACCACCAGACGTTTATCGTCGCCGAGGAAGTCCTTGTCCTTCTTGATGCGCTCATAGAACTTGTTGACCTTCGCCGCATCAAGCTGCGCCTGGGTCGCGCGGAGATGCTTGCTCTTCTCCACGCCCTTGGTGACCGTGTAGCCCTGCTTGCCGAGGTACTTCACGAACGCCTTGGTCTGCACGTCGTCCATCTGCGGCATCTTGATCCGCTCGATGCCCTTGGTGTCGGCGCAGAACAGGTTGGTCCCCTTCACCGTCACCTTGCACAGATCGAAGCTCGGAGCCTTCTCACCACTCTCGATCATGGTGCGCGTCACTTCGCCCAGCGCCTTGATCAACGTCGATACTTGCTTCGGCTGCTTCAGCTCGACCGGACGGTCCTGCGTCAAGGCAAGCACCGCGTCGTAGACGTTCGGCGTGTGGATCACGCCGTTGGCGATGTGCGCCTGCTTGGAATAGCCCGGCCCGAGGTGATGGCTCTGCCGCAACACGGCGAGCGCGCGGTCGCTGCGGCCACTGGCACGAGCCTCACGCTCGTCGTCCTTGCTGCCACCTCCACCAGGACCGAATTGTCCGGCGTTGTCCGGCTGGCCGCGTGGATGCAGGTCCTCGTCCCACTCCCTGGCGTCGTCGAAGCGCTCAGCCAGCGCGTCGAGCAGTAGGCCTATAGCTCGCCGATACCCCGCGCCTGTTCGATGGCGAGGTTGGCTTCCTGCTCGGTCAGCGGTCCGCCCTTCGACGCTTCGAGCATCTTGATTAGATTGCTTTCCGCCTCGTTGCGGCGCTGCTTCAGCGGTGGCTCGTCTTGAGGCGTCTTTGGCTTCGTCCCAGTCGGTGACATAGTTGTTGCTCCGCTCCGGCCATTCCCAGACGTGACCCGGCTGCCCGCCTTCAGCTGCGCGCGCCAGCGCACCAGCCGCGCCGTTCTCGTCACGATAACCACGCCACGACATGAAGACAATGTCAGGCGTGCCGAACTTGTCGAAGTCCCAACCCTCCGGCGCATACTGCGGATCGAACTTCATCCGCCGGTCTTCTTCGAAACCGAACTGGTGATAGTAGGCGTTGAGATGGCCCGCATAGCAGTCGAGCGTGTTGCCACCCGCCTCGATGGCGGCGACCATCGCTTTCGCCGCACCACCCTTCGGCCCGCCGTTGTTGAACACGTTCTGGATGTCGCCCTTGGCATCAACCGAAATGCCGACGGTGGAATCCTTGTTGAGCATCAGCTTGTGGCCACTCAACTCCTCGGCAGGATGCGCGGACAGGAATTGCTGCCGGGTAGACTTGTCACGCGCCGCGACAAACTCCTGCGGCGTCGCCTTGGTCAGCTCATCGGACTTCTTGCCGCTTAGCGCCGCAGACGCACTGCGCGACTTTTCTTCGCGCGACGGCGGCTCTTGGCGCGCGCTCCCGCCGCCCGGCCCGAACTTGCCCGCATTGTCCGGCTGCCCGCGCGAGACTTTGCTCTCGTCGAACGCATCAAGGAGGCGGCGAAAGCTATCGCGAGTCTGTTCGATCTCGCCCCCTATGGCTTCCGGTTGCGGAGGAATGCCAGCACCACCAGCACCCGGCGCAGGCAACGCTAGCTGCGGCGGCTCTGTCGGCATCTCGTCGGCAGCAATCACCTCGTCGATGGCCGCTTCCAAACCAGGATAGGTGCCGTCCTCGATCAGTTGGTTGACACGGCCCTTCACCAACGCCTCAAACGGAATCAATCCGGTGTCGCTGTCCACCTTCGACGCGTCGGCCTTCTGCTTGGCGATGGTGGCCTTCTCGGCCTCGGTCATCTGCCACAACGAATTCCACTCGTAGAATATGTCCTCGTCGATCTTGCCCAACGCGCTGCGCATGATCGCCTTGTCGAGCAGCTCAAGCGCTGGCGTCAGTCGCAGCTCCTGCTCCGACGAGATGCGGTCGTAGTAGTTGTGCAAGTCGGACTCGCCGGTCGCGTTCAGGCCCGCAGGCGACATGCCGACAAAGCGCGTCATCGGAATGTCGCAGGCACCCGATGCGATCTGCAGATACATCTGCAGTATCTCCGGCATGCCCTGGAAGTTCACACCAATGCGCTGCCACTCCTCTTCGGCGTCCATGAGAATGCCGTTG